CTATGCCGTCGGCCGGTTCGCAGGGGCCAGCCAAACCCCGGCGTAGCTGATCACCGCCGAAACGACACCTGCGAGCACGTAGCCCCACCACGGAGCCTCGACGCCGTGAGGAATGGAGACGGCCATCACGCCAGGCGCGGTAGCTCCAGCGGCCACAGCGCCGGCGACGGCCTTCGAAACTTTCCTGATGTCCATGAGATAGTCCTCCAACAAAAAAGCCGCCTCTAAGGGCGGCGGGTGAGATCGGAATGAAGGGAAGTTAAACTGGCGACGGCTCAGTCCAGGCAGACGTAATGGGCGCTGACCCAGCCCAGATAGCCGGCGGGCGTGCGGGCCTGGTACCAGCCGTCGTCGGTGTCCTGGATGGTCAGCGAGGTTCCTCGAGGCAGACCGCCTATGATGTCGCCCATGGGTGCACGGCGGAAGTTGAGCCACGGCGCCGTGGTGGAGCCACGAAGAGCCATGGCGACCGGCTCGGCGCGGTCGCCGCCCAGCGGCTCCTCGATCTCGCGCTCGACCAGGCCCTCGGCCAGCCGATCGCGCACAGCCGTGCGAATTCGATCGCCGATGGCGCGCGCGCCCTTGATGGAAGCATCGAAGGAGAGCCGGGTGTAATCCCACTTGCCGCGCTGCCAGATGCCAAGATTGTTCTCGACTTCGGCGTGAGAGAGAACCGTCTCGGGCGTCGGATCGATGCGGTATTTCCGGCAAAGCTCGACGACGAAATCGATCATCGCGTCCCACTGGGTCTTCATCATCGGATACCGCCCCGAGCGGAACGGGCTTTCCGTGGCACCCGCCATGCAGGCAAGCGAGACTCCGATTGAGCCGGTGTTGCAGGCCCGGGTGTGAGCCGCGTAGTTGCCGCGGATCGGACCCTCATTGTCCTTGATCGATCGATCGCCGCGTACGGCGTTGCCGTCGCCCTCGAGGATGAAGTGGTAGTGGGCGCGATCAAGGGCGGACGCTGTGTGCGTGCCGGCCGACCAGTGAAGGATGACGCGCTTCATGGTTGCGGCCGGAAGCCACGAGGCTGGGATCGTCATGATTGGTCTCCTGGAATCAAAAAACCCCGCTGCAGGGCGGGGCTTCGGTCGGTCGTCTTGTGGCCGGAAGGTCAGGTTCTGGGCTTTTCATCCTTCCCTGCCCCTCCGCCTGGTTGCTTGATGTCGAGGCTGGTCACCGCCCCACCGTTCTTGTTCGCACGGTGCGTGCGTGAGGAGATCCGGTAGGTTCCGTCGATGCCGGGCCGGGTGCCAATGAGCACGAAGTCAGCCTCCGCATAAGCCGTCTCCACCAGGTCGAGCTCGACCGAACCGCCGCCGGTGTCCCGCTCAGCGTCTCGCTTGCGAGCCGCCGCTTGTTCCCGCGCCTGCGCCTGGTCGGCTGCAGGCACGCGGACGGCATTGGTCGCGTCCGGCCCGTCCCGTTCCAGCTCGAAGTCGACCTCCTCTTCCCTGAAGGTCGCCTCTTCCCGATCGAAGTACCGGACCTTGGCGCGCCGAAAGGCCGACCGGCCCTTGAAGGGCGAGATGTCCCAGTTGATCACGTTGCTGCCCAAGCCAACGAGACCGACGACAGTCGGTAGATCCGTCCCGGACGGGGCCTTGCCGTCTCCCCTCTCCTTCATCACCGCCCGGTCGCCGCGGATCTTGAAGGTCGCGCCCAGCTCGCGCGCCAGGCGCTGCCCGAGGTGCAGAAAGCTCTCGCCCTCGGCTGACCAGTAGTCACGGGCGATGCCGGCGAGGCTGTCGGAGACGCTGACACCGGAGAGCCCCGCATGGCGCGCCGCCTTGTCCAGGAACGCCTGGAGGGTGTCGTCATCGAGATGGAAGGACAGTGGCTCCTTGACCTTGCTGCGGCTGTCGAAGCCCTTGGCGCCGACCGAGAGCGTTCGGCCGCCCTGCTTCGCTCCCCGCGAGCGCACGCTGTCGACGGTGCCGGCGAACACCGACACATGATTCAGCCAGACCTCGACCTTGGCACCATCCTTCGGCAGCTTCAGCTGGCCATCGCTGTCATCGAATTCCAGTGAGCATGTATCGCCGGCGCTGCCGTCGCGGTCCGTCACCTCGATCGAGGTCAGATACGGCCGCATGCGCGTCGTCATGTCGACTCCGTCGACTTCGACCCGCCAGTCCACTTTCCAGGGCATCGACAGTCCCAATCGAACAAGAGGCGAGGAGCGCGGGAATTAGTCAAAGAGGCTCACGACTTTCCGAGCAGCGGAGGTCCGCTTCGGCATCTCCGGCAGAGAGACGACGGTGCCGAGGGGGAGGAAGGGCCCCTTCTCCGCCAGGCCCGGGTTGGCAGCGAACGAGGACGCGACGAGCTCGCGGCCACGAACGCCGTGACGGCGCCAGAGAAGCAGATCGAGGGTGATGCCCTCGCCGCGGATCGTGATGGTCTCGGCCATAGCCCCACTCCTCAGAACGCACCGAACAGCGACAGGAGCCCCTGAATGACCTGCTGCCCATCACCCTCTTCCGGCGGAACGCTTTCGATTTCGATCGTGTAGGTGAGGACGAAGCCGACGCCGTCCCGCATCAGCTCCTTGTGGCCTTCGCTGATCTTCGTGATCGCGTACCAGCTCGGATACCGGAACCCGTCGCCGCGCTGCAGAGGGAAGCGGACGCCGTTGCGGCGCATCGAATGGGCCAGCTCCAGTTCGGTCAGTCCGCCAATCTTCGAGGGTAGCAGCTGCCCCTTGAGGACGATTCTGTCGTCGCCCTCGCCGGTGAACTCCTTGCCGTTCGCCGTCCCGATCAGCGGCTTGGAGGCGAGCACCGCATCCGCCGTGCGCTCGACCTCGTCGACGTTGAACGGGAACGTGTCGAACGTCAGGGATCCCATCATGTAGAGCATGGCGGTCAGTACCCCGGCGTTGCTTCGAGATCGGCCTGGACGCCCGACACCATGTCGCTGAGCTTTCGTCCCACGTCCCGACTGAAGGCATCGGCGTCCTGCGCCTCGTAGACATTGAAGGTCGCGGCAACGTTGACGTTCGGCCGAGGTGGCGGGTTGGTCAGGTTCACGTCCTGGACGCCGCTCGGCTGCGTCGTCACCGGGCCGCCCGTCACCTCCTGCGGGCCGGTCGACATCCGCTCAAGGAACGAGTTCAGAGCTTCGGACTGACCGGTGCCGATCCGCCCTCCGATCAACGCGCCGGCGTCGGCCGCCGAACCACGCTGATCCCCAGTATCACCGTGCCCGCCGTTCAGTTTGCGCCGCATCTCGCCGATGAAGTCGGACAGCCGCTTGGTCAGAGCGCCGTCGAACTCCTGGATTCGCCCGCGGGTCTCCTGCGCCCGTGGACCAAGTGGATCGTTCAGAACCGCAGCCATGGACATGAGAATGCCGAGAGCACTCCAACCCATTGGCGCACGCCGATGGGTCACGGGCCGGTTCTTCTGTGCGCCCGACGGCGCATTTGGCTTTGGCTTCGGGTCCCAGGGACCGCGCGCGTCCTTCTTCGTCGACTGCCCAGGCGTCGGGCCACCGGACGGCCTGCGGGGACCACCACGGCCACCCCCGATCGTCCGCCCCAGGGCCTTGCCGCCACCCCAGAGCCAACGCAGCGCCCGGAGTGGCCCGATCAGCATGCCAATACCGATCGCGATCGTGGCCCAGTCAACGGCCTCAAGCCCCTTCAGCACGTCCACGAAGTCGCGGAGCGATCCGACATCCTTCACCGCGTTGATCACGGCGGTGATCCCGGCCGCGATTGCGAACAGCCGAAACGGACCCCACAGGGCGAAGCCGAGCTTCAGTGTGAGGCTGAGAGCCTTCAGACCTGCGGCGAGGGAAAGCATACCGACGCCAACACCAATTCCCGTTCCGGAGCCCGTGAGGCTGCCGATCGCCTCACCGACCTTCCGGAGCCCGCCGGCGACATCGCCATCCGCGATCTGACGGAGCGAGGAGCCCAGCTCCTCGAAGCGGCGCGATATGCCGGCGAGGGACTTCTCGTCCTGCTTCTGAATATCCCGGATCTCCCAAGGCATCATGTCGTCGGTGATGGGCGTGCCGAACACGAAGCGGCGGAGATCCTTCAGCCCGGCTTTCAGGGCCTTGAACGGATCGGAGTTCGTGCCGCCGATTCCCTTGGTGAAGCCTGCGTAGGCGGCGCCAATCCGGTCGAAGACGCTCGTCTTCAGATCGTCGCCGCGGAGCGCATCGGCGAGATCCTTCGCCACGTCGCCGAACACCTCGGCGAGCTTCGCACCCATCTCGATCCCGATCGCCCTCAGATTGTTCATCAGGAGGGCGATCTTGTTCGCAGCCGTGTCAGCGCGGTTCATGTACTCAGTCTGGACCGAACCGGCATAAGCGGCCTCGTTCGCCGCATACCCGAAAGCCTCGCCGAGCACCTTCGGATTGTTGACGAGCTTCATGAAGTCGTCGGAGAAGTCCTTGCCGACGAGATCTGCGATCGCGCCCATCGCCCGGTCGGGATCCATCTTGTTCAGCGTTTCGAACAGGAGGCGCATTGCCTCGGGACCGTTCTTGTCCCGGAGCTTCCGCCACTCCTTGAACGAGATGCCCATCGCCCTGAAGGCCTGATGGGTCTTCTTCCCAGGCTTCGCGAGGTTGGTCGCCAGGGCGTTCAGGCCGCGCGCACCAGTCTCCGAGACGATGCCGGAGGCAACCATGGCGGCGCCGATCGCCGAGATCTCCTTCGCGGTCAGCCTGAGCCCGGTCGCCGCACCAGAGGCCCGGTTGGTGAAGTCGAGGATCTCGTCGGCGCGGGCCGCCATGTTGTTGGAGAGGTGGTTGGTGACGTCGGCCAGTCCCTCCATTTCGGTCTGGGTGAGCTGGTAAACGTTGCGGAGCTTGGCGAAGATGTTTCCGGTGTTCCCCGCCTCCATCCCGAACGCGACGGCCGATTTCGCCGTGAACTCGGTGAAGCGGCCGAGATCGCGTACCGCGATACCGGCCTGCCCGGCCTCCGCCATGATGTCGGCAAGCCCCGATGCGGCCATCGGCATGCGCTTGGAGATGTCTAGCACCTCCTTGCGGAGCTTCGCGAAGCCCTCCGGCGAGGTGTCGACCACCTTCTTGACGTCGGCCATCGAGCTTTCGAAGTTCATCGCCGCGCCGATCGTGCCGCGATAGGCTTGGCTGAGGCCGATATAGGCGCCGCCGAGCGCGATCACGCGCCCTGCGAGACGCCCGAAGCCCACTCCACCGGTCGAACGACCAAGCGCCCGCGACTGTCCCCGGAGACGGTCCATCGTCGCGGAAATGCCCCTCGCCCGCTGCGAGACACGGTCCTGCAGCGTGAGGCGAAGGGTGGACTGAAGGGTGGCCATCTATCGAAGCCCGCGATTGAGGGTGCTGTGAAGACGCGCGGCGGCGTCCGCCCAGGCGAGAGCCTCGCCACAGCGCATCTTCAGGACGTCAGAGATCGGCGTGTTGAGGGTGTGGGCGATCAGGACGGCGACGTCTCTCCATCGCCGCCCACGTCGTTTCCCAGGAGCGCACCAGCCCGTTTGGTGATCTCGCCAAGGTCCCTCGCCTTGATCTTCATCACCGCCTCGAACGGCATCCCGGTGACGACGGACATCAGCCGGGCCATGTCGCGCATATCGCTCTGACCGCCGCCCGGCATTTCCTCCACAGCGATGAGATCGCTCATCTCCGCCTCGCGGAAGGTGAGCTCCGTATACGTCTTCCCCTCGTGTGGGATCGGGCTTTTCAGGTGGATCGTCAGTTCGGAGGACGAAGTCTCCGCAGCAGCGTTCTCAGTTTCCAT